AAAAGAAATAGGACCTTAGGGTCCTATTTTCTTGATAAATACTACAAATAAAGAAGATAGCCCATGGGATTAACCAGACCAACCGTTTCGCAATTAAATACTGTTGTCACTGAAATCAGTGACCCAATCAGCGTTTTAAACAAAGGCAGTACTCTAGCCAACATAGATGTTGGATTTGTGTTGAATCGCGACGGCGGAATCAGCAGTAATGCAGCTATCATATGGCAAGAATCGTCAGATCAATTTGTATTAGGGTTAACATCGAATACAGGTGCTGTGTTTGCTAATATTGTAATAAGTGAATTTGCCAATCTAAGAGTTAATCGATTAACTGGAACTTTAGCCACTGCTGCCCAACCGAATATTACCAGTGTTGGCAATCTAACATCGTTAGCGGCAAGCGGAAATATTTCAACTACGGGATACTTGTTTGGTAATGGTAGTGCTTTAAGCGGTATCGTAACCAGTGTTACTAAGATTATCAACGGTACTTCAGATATTACCGCATATGAAAACGGCAATATTGCTGTTACTGTGGGAGGTACCTCTAATACCGCAACATTTACCACTAGCGGAGTTACTGTTTCCGGAAACATATCAGCATCTTATTTTACTGGCAGTGGACAGTTTTTAACTGGAATCAACTCATTTGGTAATGTCTTTATCAGTGGGCAAAGTCCAGTACTGGCCGACAATACCAGCGATACGTTGACATTGGTTAGTGGTAGCGGTATAGCTATCACTACCGATGCCGCCAATGACAGCATAACATTTTCATCAGTTTCTACTACTGGCCCTTTCGCCGCATCAGGAGATTTTGGTGCAGTCAATGATCCTGTTACGGTCAGTGAAGATGAAGGGTCAGTCGCCGACGGTGCAACCATAACCTATGATTTAGGCAGTATCATTTCAGCATCAGGATTGATATATCCCGATCAATTGGTATTACCAAGTTATGCTACCGACAGTTTACCAACCGCCATAGTAGCTGCCCAATTGGTTTATAATACTACTACCAATGGGTTGGCTTTTTCAGATGGAACAAATTGGAGCAACATAGGTGCTAGTTACAGCAACGTCCAAGTAGCCACATATCTACCAACATATACTGGTACAGTCAGCGCCAGTTTGATAAATTCCTCTGGCAATGTTTTATCGACTGGTTTAAGTGTATTTGGTAACACACGTATTGGTAGCTTGGCTACTCCAGGTGCATTGCATACCATCATAGGTAATGTCGATGTCTCGGGTGCAGGTACTGAGTACTTCAATATTGCTGGTAATATCTTGGCAGTCCAAGGGTCGTTTGGATCAGTCAATTCAACCGGATTCATCAATACCTCAGGTAACGTAAGTGCCGCAGTATATACTGGTGGAGCTGTCTCAGTTACCGGATTCATCAATACCTCAGGTAACATAAGTTCAGGTGGTAACGTTACTGTAGCAAACCTAATTGTTTCTACAGGTGCTGGACAATTCAGTGGTCAGTTCAACGAAAGCTCAACTACTTCCGGAGTGTTTGTTGGTAACGCCAGTCCATCTGCTCCAACGCCAAGAGTAGGATTCTTTAATGGTAATTCAACTCAGAACTGGCAGATAGATAACAACTTTGGCACCTTCCGTTGGTTTACACCTGGCGTCGTTAGGATGTCATTGGATGCCAGAGGTAATCTTTCAGTTTTTAATTTCGCCAACATCAACATAACATCAGGATCAGCTGACAGTGCCTTACAGATCGTGGGCAATGTCAGCAGAGGTGGTGCTGGCTATCATGACTTCTTGCGTGTGACTTCTACGGCCAGCGGTGCTACCAACCCAAATAAACATCTCCGTTTAGACGGTACTGGTAATTTACAAATCATCAACAGCGCCTACACCGGTACTATATTAAGTTTAACAGACGCTGGTATATTGTCTGATGGCAAGGGTGATGTCCGTGCAGCACCACAAAATTCACAAGGCGGTGCTTATACATTGGTAGTTGGTGATGCTGGTAAACATATCAGTATAACCACAGGTGGGGTCACGGTCAATGCTAGCATTTTTAGTGTTGGAGATATGGTTACCGTATTCAATAATTCAGGATCATCACAAACAATTACACAAGGTACTAGTGTTACATTAAGACTGGCGGGCACAGCAACTACAGGTAATAGAACATTAGCACAATACGGTATTGCTACTTTATTGTGTGTAACAGGTGGTGCAAGTCCAGTGTTTGCCTGCACTGGTGCTGGACTAACATAATGACTTTGATGCAAAGTTTGGTATCCTTGGGTGGAACCACATATCTTCCTGGCTTGTATAAAACAACCTATGCTGGGTATCATAATGAAACTCCTAGTTTCTTTGCAACAGCGACCCCAACAACGTATGGTACGAATCCAGCAACATCGGTTCAAACTACTGCAATTTCTGAAGCGGGTAGTGATGATGGTTCAAACTTCAGTTGTCAATGGTTGGGTTATTTTGTACCCTCTACAACAGAAACATATACGCTTTTCATAGCCAGTGATGATGGTTCTTATCTTTGGATAGGAGCAAATGCACTAACAGGATTTACCACTGCCAACGCTAATATTAACAACGGTGGTGCGCATGGATCAGTTGAAGTCAGTGCTTCTTTTTCTATGACAGCTGGAACATATTATCCAATAAGGATGCAGTTTGGTGAAATTGGCGGCGGTGACGTGTTTACATTCAATTATTCTACAGCAACGATTGGCAAAACAACCGATGTTACAGGTAGAGTGTTTTATAACCCAGCAACAAATGGATTTTAAAACACTATATCGTAATCTAATTTTTACCAATCTGGCATAAATATCTATAACAAATAATCATTTGTATCAAGCTCAATGGGGATATGGAACCGTAGGCTGTACAAGAATTTAAGTACTATTTTTTTGCGGAAACCATATTATGTCAGTATTAACCAGAATTAAGAATAATCAGATCACGGACGCGACGATTTGGGCCAATGCCAAGATCATTCCTGGATCTATCGTAGGCTCATTATTTAATAGCAATATCACTGTAACCAGTGACTTTACTATCACAGGTAATTTAACAGTACAGGGTTCAAGTACATACCTAACAGTAGCGTCGACTAACACCTACGTTAATGACCCGTTGATCGTATTAAATAATGCGTTCGCTGGCTCTAACAGCTACGATCTAGGCTTTATCTTTAATCGTGGTAGTGATCCTAATAAAGCGTTTTATTGGGACGAAAGTTCAGACGAATTTAAATTAATAACCACAACTGAAACTGGTACCACCTATGGTAGTATTGCTGCAGAAACTAATTATGAAAATTTACGTTTAGGTAATATTTATCTTAACAACTATACATCAACACGTGCATTATTTGTTGGTGCTAGCGGTCTGGTAACTACAGATGCAGAATACACTTACGATAGTACAAACGATACCTTAACAGTTGGTAAGTTCCTTATAGTAGGGAACAGTGCTGTTACTATACAAACAACAGGCACAAATCAGGATTTAACACTAGCTCCAAGTGGCACCGGTGTAGTTGACTTTAACGCTACCAATGCTACAAATCTAGCTGATCCTGTAAGTAATCAGGATGCAGTAACTTTATCATATCTAAACACTCAACTTAGCAGTGCAGTTACTAACCTAATAGATGATGACACTAGCATTTATATATATGATACTGGTGCTAATGGTCGAATTGAAGTAAAAGTAGATGGTGATCTAGTTGCAAATATAACCCAAGATATCACGACTTTAACTAATGATGTTAAAGTAAGTAATACCACAGTATCAACTACAACCACTTCAGGTGCGTTAGTAGTCACTGGTGGTGTTGGTGTAGCAGGTAATATCACAGTTGGTGCTCGATTTAAATCAACAGATGACACACAAAGCACAAGCACTACGACTGGTGCGATCATCACAGCAGGTGGTATTGGTATTGCTAAAAACTTAACCGTTGGTGGTGATGCAACGATCACAGGTAACTTAACTGTACAGGGTGTATTAACATCAGTTAATTCAACAACATTAGACGTAAGCGATCTACAGATTACTCTGGCTAGAGGCGCAGGTTCAAGTGCTGCAGCTGATGGTGCTGGTATCAACGTTGACTATGGTAACGTTAATGCAAACATTACCTACACACACGCAACAACGTCATGGAACTTTAACAAACCAATCATTGGCACTAGTTATGCTAACTTTGGTGGCAACTTATTGGCAACAGGCGGTGTGTTTAACGCACTAGCGATCAACGGCACTACAACTGCCCAAGATATAAACTCAACTGGTTTCATCAATACAACAGCAAACGTAAGTGCAGCTATCGTCAACACAGGTGCGTTAAATGCAACCGGCACTACAACACTGGTAGATGTTAACTCAACTGGATTTATTAAAACAACAGCTAATATTTCAGCAAGTAGGATTAACGCAGATACATTAGCCGCAACTGGTACGATCTGGGCCAATGCCACAACAGACACAACAAGCCTATCAACTGGTGCTTTAATAGTAGCCGGTGGTGCCGCAGTTGGTAAAACATTATGGGTTGGTGAAGGTGCACGTATTAACAGCACACAATCAGCTGAATCATTCCACGTATTGGGCCAAGGTACAAGTAATAGTTTAATCTACGCAGACTTTGCTAAAAACGCCATAGTATTTGGTGGTGCGAACGTCTTAGTACAAGATGGTGTAGTGGCTAAATTTAACAGCGATGGCGCTATTATTCTACCAGTAGGTAGTTCAGCTCGTCGTCCGGGTGCCGCAGGTAACGTTGACGTACAAGGTATGTTACGTTATAGCACAACATCAAACAACGTAGAGTTCTACGATGGTACTAATTGGACGGCAGCAGGTAGTCAATTTACAGTTATTACTACAAATGCATTCAATGGTAATGGAGTACAAACAGCATTTACCTTAAGTTCAGCCTCAACAACGACCGGTACGATCGTTATGGTCAACGGTGTTGTACAGATACCAACTACTGCTTACTCAGTCTCAGGTACGACATTAACATTTACAGAAGCTCCAGCCACAGGCGACGTTGTTGATGCTAGAGCATTGATTACAACAGCAACAGTGTCATCATTATCCAGTGATAACGGTTATAACACATTTGACGTAACCACACTACCATATGCTAACATCACAGCAGGTACGAGTAGCCCAACAGTACGAGTCAGCGTTGATGGGGTAACTGGTAGGGTAACATTTACCAATGACGTGCTGATCAACGGTCAATTAACAGTATTGGGCGATTCATCAGGTAATATCAATATTGGTAATGAAAGTGGTGATCGTCTACAACTACGTGGTAAAACAGTTTATGATCAGACTGCTCTCAATGCAGTTACTAATCTGTTGTTGCTTGACAGTTTCAGCGTAAATGCCTTTACTACTGCTAGATACACTATACAGGTTGTAAATGGTGGTGGTGTGTCGGCAGCTGAGATCATGCTATCACATGATGATGCTACTTCAAATATAGCTACTTATGCAGTGATCAGTTCAATCCCAGGTACGTTCCAATCAAATATTAGCAGTGGTACTGTAAGATTGTTCTACACACCTACCGCATCACAGAATGCTAATATTAAAGTATTGACTACATACATTGTTTAATAGAGAAGATACGATAAATGCTTAAACTAACTAGTAAGCTGTATAGAACTAACTACACAGGCGAAGATATTATACAGGAACGTACTCTGCAAGACGGACAATGGGTCAGCACCACAGAACACGTGCCTAATAATGTTATTAATAATCAAATTAGTAATCGTGCTGTGGTATTTGGCAACGGTGAAAGTCGATTAAGTTTTAATATTAATCACCTCCTTAATAAAAAATCTGGTTTACTAGGTGCAGATACGCTACAGAGTTATGCTTGTAATGCTTTTTACAGAGAGTACACTCCAGATTTCTTAGTAGTTACTAGTAGAATCGTCGCTGATGAATTAGCAAAAACTAATTATCCTGCAAATAACATCGTTTATACTCGCGTTGATATCAGCTTAGAATTTCCTAGAAAATTTTACCTAATTCCACATGATCCATATGCTGATGCCGGCGCAACTGCTGCTTATATAGCATGCTTTGATGGACATAAAAAAATCTATCTACTAGGATGTGAAGGGCAACACGAACCTAATTATAACAATAATGTCTATGCAGGCACACCCGGATATGCAGGTAAAAATTCTGATATGCTAGGTAATAATTGGGAAGAAAGTTATAGACAATTATTCCAAGTCTATGATGATGTAGATTTTGTATTAGTCACACCAACTGGACGCTATACTGTAAAAGATTCTTGGAAGGCCTGCACTAATTTCCGCCAGATCAGCCACAGAGACATGGTATTAGAAGCAGACTTATAAAATACTTTCCAGCGTTTTAATCTTACTAGCCACAGCCTCAAAATTAATCGTACGCCAAACACCTGGATGTAATGGTCTAGGATGATCTTCTAAACGGACCCAACAATATCCACGATGTTCTTCATTTAGTTTTGGAACAAATTCGCTGTCTACAGGCGCTATAAAAGTATGGTAGACGAAATTACCATTGTCACTGGTAAATTTTTCTATAGGGATGATCTTGGGATCATTGATAGTACCGCCAATTTCTTCTTCAATTTCTCGTAATAGACTTTCTAAGATATGCTCATTGAATTCGATCTTGCCACCGACCACGCCCCAAGTTCCGCTGTATTTACTACTGTTCCTTAGTAAAAACAAATAGCGTTTAGTTGAAGTACAATAGATGAATGTACCTACACCTTCTATAATACCAGTGTCCATAGTCCGTTTTTGTATTCGCCTTCCCAGCTTTTGACCCACTGATTGAGATTCCATTTATATTGAGTTCCAGTATTTAGATTACTTACATATTGTACACTAGTTGCACCAGAGCTGTCAAATACTACTACCCAATACACTCCATTGAATTGTACGATATCATTGGCATTGGCTACTAAATCTTGACCATTGGTACCTCTCCATGCACTAGGACCAGTACCGGGTGCATTGGTAAAACTGCCAACATCATTTAACAATAGATATCTGGTATTTGTACTAGGACTGGTTATACTAGCACTTACAGTGACCTTGCGAGGATCAATGATAGCATCAATTGGATTTAAAGTATTAGTTGGGTAGGTGTCGATGTCAGCATTGAATATTAGTAGGCTATCATCAGTTGGATGATAACTCACAGTGCCGACTACTTCAGTGACACCATCTTCAGTTAGTAATCTTACCTGACTGGTACCATTTTCTAATACTCCATAGACATTGATAAGACTACGCCAAGTATCTCTGGTCCCGACTTTAACTGGTGTTTCAGTGACTGGATGTTTTGGTTCTAGCTCGGTCGGTGGATCTCGAGGAGTTTCAAATTCAGAATATTTTAATAATGTAAGAGTATTACCGATCAATAGCACACCATAATCTAACGGAGTAAAGTATTGTTTTGCACCCATCAAGTTGGTATCGTTATAAACAGCTTCGCTGAGATTGCCATCACCATCATGTATGCTGGCGATAATCTTTTGTATAACTCCAAGTTTCTTGACCTTGGCAGGCGGAGTGATCCACACAGGAAGTTTGAATGTAAGTGTAGCAACATCGATAGGATTTTCTGTACCAATCGGCACAACACGACTTGACCAATTTGGGCTTTCTAAATAAACCACACTCAAACTAGTCCAGTCAATATAGTTGTCTGTTGATTGTATTTCTAATGCTGGGTTAAACAATACTATCAACTGTTCTAATAATTGCAATTTTTGTTTTGTATTACTGGTCCAGATATCTAATTTAAGTTCTAAGGTATAAGGAACAGGCATCAGTCTTTCGATACTAAAAGCATTGCCTTGACGTGCTTCGTATTCTTGTGTGTCTTCATTATAATAACGTTGGCGGATGTTCATTTTACCAACAAAGTCAGGTTGCTGTACACGATCTCTATCGTAGGTAATATTGTTAATATAAGCAGTCATCGCAGGTACACTAGGCATGGCATTTTCGCTCATGTTATTAATGATACTTGCTACTTGACGACTGCCGTCACCGTAATACACAGGTACACGTTGTAGGGTAGTATTGCCAACACGATCTTGTCCATACTCAACTTGGAATCCGGAAAGCATGCGAATAAACTGTGCTAGGAACCGCTCAATTTGAGCATCATAAAAATATTGTTGAAGAGCCGCCATAATTAATTATCCGCCGTGGGTCTTAATGCATCACTTAAACTTTGACGTTGATAAGTGACATTTGCATAAATTGTGTATTCTAATACGTCATTGGTATTTAATGCTGTGGACACTGTAAATGATATATTTCCTGCTGTATTAGCAATAGTATTAGTGATAATCTTGCTGTTTAGTTTTGTTTTTACACCATATGTACTTCTGTACACTGTCTTAGTAACGACTTGTTTAGAAGCAAGCGTAAATGTTTTAGTTTGTGCATTAGCCGCAGGAGTATATGCGCCAGATGAAATACGTATGGCGTCCCATACTAGTGCATTAGCATAGTTAGCATCTGTGTTATTAACAAAGCCGCTGCGTTGAGTAGTATTAGTAGGTCCTGGAGTAAGGTTGGTGCGCAGACCATCTTCAATTTTAACCCAACGACGGCTATCATAACGGAATAATCTATTAGGTACATAATCTAAGCGCAGGAAGTAATCGCCGGTCACCGGACTTGTTGGGAACGCTATACCAGCTGCGACCGCGGCACCATTTGGTGGGAATGCATCGCTGGTTAAATAACCTTTGACCTTGTCGCTCGGTGAAACCGTGCTAGAACTTGAATATGTATTACTACTAACATTAGCATTAGAACTAGCTAGTACGCCTTGTGGATCACCCGGCTGCCCTTCTTGGGTGACAGGTGCAGTATAAAGATTTGTGATATCATATCCACTCTTGGGTACGTCTGATTCTGCCCTGGCTACTATAGCATCATTGATATCAATGTATTTGTTATAGGTACTTAATACCTGACTCAACGGAGTATCACTGCCGTCGATTACTCCATCACCGTTGGTATCACCTGCGGCGATATTGTTCAGTATATCTTTGTATTCTTGGCTGTCTACTAGTGGTTGTAGTTTAACTCGCCATAGATGTGGATACCAAGTTGGCGCAAATCCTTCCGCAGCACGGGTAGCATCATTGACTACATAATAGCGTTTAAGGGCGGATGGAACAGTATCATCTAACGGGTAATAGTCTTTTAAGTTTGGTAGTTCCATTACATCACCTACCATCAACTTACGACCAATCATATCGACCATGTCATTTAAATGGAACACAGCAAACATAGTGTCACCAGTTAAGAATAAACCAAACTGTGTTAGGTCAAAATCATTGTCATTTAAGCGATAGATAGTTCGCATGGTATAGATGCTAGTATCATATTTGCGGTCACGATTTTCTAAAAATAGAAGATCTTGGATACTAGTAATGCCAGTGGTGCCTGGTTCAGTATTACTAGTAAATGGTTGATCTACTGGACCAAGGTACTTGTGGATATTAACATCAACTCCACCAACGGTGAACATCTCACTCATACGTTGATCAAAGAACTTATAGTCGTTGCCCTTGTTAGGGCGCCATAAACTTAAACGTGGCATCTGGGAATCCTAATTATCTAGTATTTATCGCGATTGACAGCTAGCCCAAATGATGTTATACTGTATTATGACTGAAATTAATCACAGCTTAGAATGGGCACAAATCCAAATTGACTTAGAACGTCCTGCTAAGAAACTTAAACGATACAGTAATGATATGTTGCAGATAAGTACCAATATCGGTAGATTGGTTAAGCAGTTAAGCGAAGAAGAAATTAATTGCCGTAGAATGGGCAAACAAACCCGTAAACACCAAGAGCTATTGACAAAAATCAATAAAGAAATTGGCATGTATGAGCAAATGCTTACATTTGGTGTGCTATTAAATGGTTGATTTAGTTAAATATCTGTCATATAATATAGATTACAAGAGAGGATACTATGGCGATTAAGATTGATGGAATGAAGAAAAAGGTTAAAACCAAAGATAATAATTTTGCAGATGAGAAATACACAGGCTCAGAACCAATTTGGGATTATGACCGCGCCTTGACTTTCTCAAATGAAGAATTTGACCATCATCTACGCCAAAGTTTTCGTTACTACAACTATTATTACAGCACCAAAGATCTTAAAAAATATGTAGTAGCATGGTTGCGTCAACATGAAGGTGAACAAGGAGTTCATAAATTAGATAAAACCACTATCGATCGTTACCAACGTTCAGCCGACAGCCTTACACCATTTACAGTCTGCGCACTGATCAAAGCACATGAGCGCGGCATGCCTTTGCGTGATAGTCATGTAGAATATATCCTAGAAGCGGTTAAGAAAGTATTAACTTTGAAAGCAGACAACGATGAAGATTTTGAAGAAAAGCCAGAAGTAAAAAAAGCGGAAGTAAAAATCCCAACGATCCAAGACCGTATGAATGAAGTAGCCAAGAAGCATATCCTTTATTTTGAAATGCTTGAAGACGCACTATACACAGGTGAAACTGTAGATCCTAAGGCCTACGAATATCTAACCAAGAACAATGTACCACAGGTATTGATAGGTAAGATATCAGCAGTATTTGAACCACGCTGTGCAGAAGTGCGTGAAGCACGTACTACCAAAGATGAAGATCTTAAAGATGCCTATAGCTATATGAAAGCCGCAGACTATAAACGCTATGATGCTTTCTATGACAAACTATTTGCTGACTTAACTGCTTACAATCAAACTAAGAAAGCTACTAAAAAAGCCGCAGTCCGTAAGCCGCCAGCTAAAGAAAAACTAGTTCGTAGTTTAAAATATCTTAAACAAGATACTGTAATGAAACTGGTATCAATAAACCCAGTGGACATCGTTGGAGCAGAACAGCTATGGGTCTACAACGTTAAAAATCGTAAACTAGGTCGTTATGTAGCAGAAGACCAAGGTGGTGTGCTTGGAGTTAAAGGCACTAGCATCACGGGCTTTAACGCAAGCAAGAGCACACAAAAAACTCTGCGTAAACCTGAAGAACAGGTTAAAGCATTCCTATCCAGTAATAAAGTAGAACTACGTAAGTTCTTAGAAAATATCAAAACTACAGAAATCTCACTCAACGGACGTATCAACGCTGATACTATCCTACTTAAGATACTATGAAAATAGAAGCGGCAATGGTAGTAATTGGTCTGGCCCTGGCACATCAACCGGTTAGCCAAGAAGCACGACAGTTGAGAACAGAAATAATTGATTACTATTGCGGACACTACAAGCAATTAGAACAAGCAGATGATGGTGAATTTAATCCGCCTGAAGTTTATGCTAAGATACAGCAGACCTGCGATAATTTAAGAAAGATTCAAAAAACCTAATCCCCTCAAGGTAGCGTAAAGTCTAACTTATCCTGTTGTCGGCAATAAATACAAGATAACAGGATAATTTAAATGGCCGAACTACCAGCAAATGTCACAGCAACCACAGGTTTAACAACTACACTAAGTGTACAGACCAAAAGTCTATACAGTAATGTCACTGGCACTGGTGCTGGTCATATTGCCTTTGATTCCAATATAACAGATCAACTAGCTTCGCTAGCTAAACAACAAAACGATATCGTCGACTATATCCGCCTACGTTTAGGTTTTGGTATGATCGATGTTGAAGCTGATAAAGAGCATTTTGACATGGGTATTAAACAAGCATTAATACGCTATCGTCAACGTAGCAGTAATTCAGTAGAAGAAAGCTATGTGTTCTTAGACGTATATCCTGAAACACAAGAATATATCCTACCTAATTATATCATCGATGTTAAACAGATATACCGTCGTGGTATTGGTAGTGTTACAGGAACAACCGCTAGCCAATTTGAACCATTTGCAAGCGGTTATTTGAACACATATATGTTAGTAGCTGGCCGTGTCGGCGGTTTAGCAAGCTATGAATTATTCACGCAATACCAAGAAATGGCTATGAAAATGTTTGGTGGATTCATGAACTTTACTTGGAACAAAGTTACTAAGAAATTAACTTTGGTTCGCAAGATTCCATTTGGTGGTATCCAAGGCAGTGACATAGTAAAAGAAAGTGTATTACTGTGGACTTATAATTATAAACCAGATATCGTCATATTAAACGATCCGCAGTCATTTCCTTGGATCCAAGACTATGCTTATGCTCTGACTTCAATCAGCATCGGTCAAGCACGTGAAAAGTTTGCTACGATCGCAGGCCCGGGTGGTGGAACTACTCTTAACGGCACAGCACTCAAACAAGAAGGGCAGGCACTATTAGATAAACTCGATGAAGACATCAAGAACTATGTAGATGGTGGTCAACCAATGTGGTGGATAACCGGCTAAAAATCCATTGACTGTCAGTCAATAATTTCGTAAAATAGTATTATCAACTAAGGGGATTTCAATGAGTCAAATCATCGGTATCGTAGGCTTTATCGGCTCAGGTAAAGATACGGTTGCAGACTATCTGGTTAACTTCCATAGATTTAAACGTGAGAGCTTTGCTAACAGCCTAAAAGATGCTGTAAGCCAGGTATTTGGATGGGACCGTGAACTGCTAGAAGGTAGGACTCAGGAAAGTCGTGAATGGCGCGAAACTCGTGATGAATGGTGGACTAAACGCTTAAAGAAAGACATTACTCCTAGATATGTTCTACAGTATTGGGGAACTGAAGTAATCCGCAAAGGATTCCATGATGACATGTGGGTAGCCAGCTTAGAACACCGATTACTTAATACCAAAAATGATATCGTCATCACAGACTGCCGCTTTCCTAATGAAATTAAAGCTATCCGCGCCGCTGGGGGACGTGTGATGCGTATTAAACGAGGCCCTGAACCTCGTTGGTTTGATGAGGCGGTAAGCATGAATCGAGGTCCTGCACGTAATATGAACTGGGCACTAAGCAAACAAAAAATAGAAAAACTTAAAGTTCACGCCAGCGAAACTGCTTGGGTAGGGCAGAAGTTTGATGTAGTGTTAAACAACGATGGGACTATCGAAGAACTGTATCAACAGATTGAATCTAATATAATCAATAATCAGGTACAAGATCGCCTTGACGCCATCCTAAACCCTCTCGGGCAATTTCATATTGACAGTTAGCACAGACTGTTTTTAAATTCAAAACACTATTGTTGTTTAGATCACCATCGACGTGATAGACAAATAATTGTTGTTTTAGTTTAGCCTTAAAGCCACACTTTTCACAGTGTGGTTTCTTTTTGTAGCCTTCTAATAACCAACGAGGTTTAGATGCTGGTAGATTTTTCTTCTTTCTAATGCAGGTATCACAGCGGCTCCTATAGTAAATTTTACCGTGCATCTTATAGTTGACTGCAACCGGCTTTTTACCACA